ATGACATTTCATCAAATCCAAAGTCATCACCAAACTCAATTGATGCATTATCAGTCGCACTGAGAACACCAATACTCGCACCATGTTCATGTTTTGCAGCAATTGTATTATCATATGAACGATATACAGTCAAATTCTGACCACTAATGCTTCTGATAAACATAATTTCAGTATCAATGATAATTCTTTGATTTGCAGCAAGATCAGTTGTGGCACTAACCTTAAAGGTTGTAACCTTATCAGATATTGCACCACTAAGAACTGTGGCTGTATCGTCATCATAATTTTGTTTTGCAGTTGGAGTTGCACTATATCTTTGAACTCTCTTCGCAGTTTTGATGTTTGTATTACCATAGAAATCAACATCAACTTTTTTGATGAGACCCTCTGGACTATCTGCAACTGGCCCGAATAGATAAGTTTTTGCAACGAATGATAAAGTATAAATTATAGTTCTACGACTTTCAAAACCACCCTCATATTGATCACTGTAATTAATACTTTCTAAAACAATTGGAATATCTTTTTTCTCACCAATTGAACTAATTAAATTTACAGTGATATTAAATGAAGGTTGAAAGTAAGGGACAATCTGTTCTAAAATTTGTAATGCATCATCACTTAACTTAGCCATAATACTAAGTTCAAACCCTACATTATATGGAACAGGCATATAAACTTTCTTTGCGTTCGTTCCATTTTTTGTAAGAAATGTCTGTGCAATTCCAGTCTTACGAGTTGGATCATACTGTATTCCCTGCATCTCAAAAGATAATCTAGGAAGAGTTATTGCTGTCTCTCGATCTAAATCTGGTTGTTGTTGAATTCTTGCCAAAAACTTTTGCATTGGCCCGTAAGCCAATGGAACCTTCATGACACTAAAATTTGTCCCACTCGCATCCTTGTGTCGAATGTTAATATTATTAAAGAGAGTACCGAAACCGATGACCGTCTTTCTTAATATCTCATGATAGAAATAAGTACCTAACATATCAAAGCTTTCTAACTATTTAGAATGTTCCGAACGGATTGCCCTCAGAGAAGTCTAATATTGCATCAGCCTCCGTTTCAAAGTCTGCATTATCATTGTATTGATCTGCATTATATTGTGAATTGGGATAATCATTTGGTGTGTCATAATCCACAGAAAGAATTACATATTCTGCACCAGATTCAAGACCTTTAATTTTCTCACCAACTTGGAATTGCATCTTAGTCAACATACTGACATCAAGAGTTCGAGATCCAGAATCCCATACTTTAACTCGTGCAGTCTCTGAAGAATCTGAAGATACTTGAACTGTTTCATTAAAAATATAATTACCATCTGCGATAGTTGTTGCAGCACCGATTGTAATTGTTGGTGCAGTTGTATATCCACTACCAGCGTTACTGATTCTGACCGCACTAATCGTTCCACCAACCATGACTGCCTCAGCAGTTGCGTCAGTTCCTCCTGATGGTGCAGTAGTAATCGCAACATTTGGTGTAGTAGTGTAACCAGAACCACCAGAAGTAATTGTAACAATACCTACCGAACCTAGAGTTGTGATGCCAGCAGTCGCTATACCAGTGCCTGGCACGGTTACAGTAGGTATTCCAATATATCCACCGCCAGGATTGATTAAAAGAATTCTATCTATAGATTTAGCAGTTCCAATACCAGACCTTTCTGTCATAATCGCAACAGCAGTTGCATCTACGCCAGGTGATGTGCTGATTGAAACAGTGGGTGCAGCTAAATATCCATAACCATCATTCTGCACAAATATTTGTTGAACCGCACCAAAATTAAGAGTTACATTTGCAGTTGCAGTACTACCAACATCTGATAAAACTAGTCTTGCAATATAACCCTCTGTTTGAACAACCTCATCGATTGTATTGACATTCGTATCAATAACTTCATCTTCATATTCAAAGAGTTCACATTGTAATTGATAAACATAATTCTTTTGTAGTTGGTAGAATGGTCTTTCATGTTCTACAAACTTAATCTCAAACATTCTTTTACCTAAAGGGAAGAATATTAAATCTCCCTCTTTTGGACGATTTGATAAAGTATAGTCGTCGTCTTGTTCTAAAAATGGTGCAACTGATTCTTCAAATCTTTCCTTAGATATTACAAATGTTGCCTCATCAGTAACTCGAACACCAAACTTTGTAAGTATATCTCCTGATCCAGCATATCCATCTGTATTCATTAGATATGTTTCAAGAGGAAATGCCTGATCAAATCTAGATTCAGTTACTTCTTTCATAATTGTTCTGGAAGTAACCAATTTACGAGGAATATAATGACACTCAATGCCATACATTCTTAGTTGTTCATTAACTAAGTCTTGAACTAATCCTTGTTCTCCTTTAGAACCCTGTAGAAAAAATGGGTTTAATGCCATAATATTAACCTATCATATCAAGTGGAGGCATTTCATAATCACTTGCCATTTTGGCTCTTATTTCAGCCAACTCTGCAACACCGTCGTCATAAATTTGACGACCATTTAATTGAATACCGCCAGGCAATTGAACTCCTTGGAATTTAATTAAGTTTTGACCCCATTGTTTCTTACACAATGCAGTAAAATATCTCTTTAAGAATGGATCATTATAAACTCTTGTAAAATCATTTGGGTCTAATATTCGGAAACAATCAATTACAAAATAATCTCCTACAGTTAAAACACCAAAATCAGCATCAATATAAAGACGATCTTGACGAATATTAAATCGATATCTCATGTTTGGATTCAATAAATGAGTTATATCCTCAAGATAAGTTTGAACCATTGAATATTGAAGTAAATCAATTGATCCAAATTGATATAAGTCATTTAAGAATAACTGATAACGAATATTAAACAATCCATCATAAACAGTGTCTGATCTAATTTTAAATATTTGATTGACTCCAATCACAGACGCAGGCATTTGTATGTAATTATTATTTTCCTCTAAATCAAAAGTTGTTGACAACCCTACTGTTGATGTTGTCGTAGTCGTCGTAATTCCAAGAGTTGATCCACCACCTCTCGCTTGACCTCTATCAATATCATCTTGTGTAATTTTATACTTCAAGTACATTCTCACTATACCATCATAATGTCTCTCTTGATATACTTGAACAGCGTCATCTAACAGATCTGAGAATTGCTCATCTGCAACGTTGATTTCTAAGACAGGAAAACCGAGCTGTCTTTTTGCGTAATCTATTAAACCATCTCTAGAACTTGGTTGAGCCATTCTTCACCTCTAAGTTGAAATTCCTGTTCTGACAAGTACATTACCCTCAATAATTTTGAAGAATGTAGAACCAGAACTCACATTTATATCATACAAGTATCTACCTTCAGCTAAACTTCTAGTCACGGTTGAACCCATAGAAAGAGTTACTTTTCCATTTGTGTCTCCAAGTGTTACACCAAAAGTATTTGCAGTTCCAATTGCAGACTTTTTCATATTGCTTTTTCCTGTATAGTTAGAAAAATCTATACTTGAACCAGCAGAAGTTCTAATTATAAAACTAGTGTTAAAATCTGCACCAGAAAATATAGTAAGATTTACACCATATGGAACAGCGACATCTGGATCAAAAGTGATTATCTGTTGTTGTGCCATTTTTCTAATTATTTAGTTTTTGAACAAGAGTAGATAAAAGACCCTTAATATCACCTAACTCACTTTTTACATTATCAAGATCTTCTTTCATTTGATTCAATTCACTATTTTTATTTTCCATGACTTTTTTTCTTTGCATATATGCAAGATAAGCTTTCTTATCACGATTAACAATCGCTGTAGAGTCTGAATCTCTATAAAGACCAGACTTCCCTTCAACTGGAACAAATTCATTCATTAGGCTAATGCGATTGCTCTGAGATCTTTGATAAGTGGTGGTTGTGCCTGATTAGTTCCAACCATATCTATCTTAATTTGGAACTTAGTAAATGGTGGTAAATCATCAACTGAGAATGTGTAATCTTTAAATTCTAAACCAACTGAAGGTGTTACTCTATCATCAGGTTTTCCGTTATTATTTGAT